ACCTAAAATAATTAGCATGATAAAGATATACCGGAGTGGCAGTTTTATTATAAGGAGCAGATGCACCCGGGTCAACCCATGCAGGCGCAAATTTAACACCATAAAATATTAGACGTAAATTATAATCACTTCCTCCTGTGCAAACAAGACTCGTTATTACCGGAGTTGAACCAAGTTCATTCATATAAACAGTCCAATTAGTTCTTGTAGCACCATAAGCATCATCATCCATCGCTCCATAATTACCCGATCTTAAATATACAAGTGAACCTGCAGGGCAGGATGCTTGCGATTTTGCAATAGTTGCCCAAGGATGTTCAGAAGAACCATCCCCAGGTGCGGCATCACTTCCATTTATAGGATCAAGATAAAATGTATTGCCTGTAACATAAGTAGAAATGATTGTGGCACGTGTAGTTAAGAATGTATAATCAGTTCCGCCATTTCCTCCGCCCCCACTTATTCCGGCATTACGAAACATACCATATTTAGAATATAAGTTATGCACTAATTCTGATACTGGCGGAAATATGCTTTTATCTAATTCATATAGTTTCATTTAATTCCTATAAATCATCAATAATATGATATTCGTTCACAAGAGAACTATTCTTTTCAATTCCCTCAAAAACATATTTAGCAATCATAAGCCCGTTCTTATCAAATAAAGCTGCTTCATTTATCGTGTATGCGTTCAATTCAGTCGTCGCGGAAATAACATAATAATCCCAGTCGCCGTTTGCTAGTATTTGTGTGTTGACTGCTTTTCGATATACTTCATTTTGCAATCCAGTATCGGCAGGCAAAGGATCACGCGTCGCACCATCACCCAAAGCAATCTCAATCGGAAAATTTCTATCACCTGAATATAAAGTCATGCCGGACATCAGTATTTTGAAAACCATAGTAAAAACAGTTCCTATTCCTGCGCCTCTTATCTTTCCGATGGCTTCGGCGACTTTAATCGGTACTTTCAAATCGTCGATTTGTCCCTCGATTCTGCAATCGACCGAAGCATAGCGCTTAGTATCCGGCGACATCGGGATAGTGCCGTCCAATACCCTTGACGCATCCAAAAGCAAAGGCGATGCACTTAGCAGATACATTTCAAAAGGCCTGAAAGCAGCTTCGTTAGTATTACCTGCAACTATTTTTCCGAGCGATACCAGTTCAGGGATTGTCGCCGTCGACGTTTCCTGGATGATAGCAGTAATTAAATCCAGTCTATATTCATCGTCAGACTTTCCGGCCGGACGCGTTTTATTTAACACGCTTCCGATTTTATCCAGATTGATTCCTACCTGAGATTGTAAATGAAATATATCTTTAAGCAAAGCAATCTGCGTTTCAAGTTCGTCGACCTGGTTAGCTATAATAGTCCATAGTTTCCCTATGTTGGAAGTTGAAATCTGATTAAAGGCTCCCTTTGTATAATATGAAAGAAAGCCAGATGCCGGAACTACTGCTGCCATTATGTCACCGTTACAGAAATATTAGCCGTATCACAACGGGCAAATTCATAATAATATATTGTCACTTTCCGTGCGATTGTCGGCGTCGCCGGAGATCGTGCAAGCGTAACCGAAATATCATCAATCCCTGGAATATCATCAAAGTTTGCTTCAATCGCCCAACTTAAAACATTCTCGCCGATATCAAGACCGTTTGAGCTATAATCAGTTGCAACACCGTCGATAGTATCAACACCGCCAATAGCCTGAACTATTCTTGTTTTTATAGTTGTAAGATATGCCGCGTTCCATGCTGAATTAGAAGTTAATGCAACTTTGACGTTAATCATTACCTGTGCGGCTTCTGTCCAATACATTGTATGAGGATCTGAATTTTCATCGTAAAGAACAGCGGATTTAATAACACCGGAAGTTCCGCTTGAAAGCATTTCAATTCCTGCAGGCTTTGAATTAAATATCGCATTTGCAACATCGTTATCCGTTTGCGTGCCATAGACAACGGCCTCGATGCTATGTGGCGGACGATTGTATATATCTGTTAAATCTGTATAATTTTCGTAAACATGAGCATGGCTTATTCCGTCTACTGCTTTCAGTGCGCTTATAATAGCAGCAATGGATGAACCGCCGGAATTGCTGAGGGCCTGAAATCGCAATCGAAGTTCAGGGTCAGTTTCAATTTCAGAAGCATTTGCAGAAGCGAGTGCATTATTTACAGTCGAAATTCCGAGTACCGGCGATGTCAATTCAGTAATGGTATTCGGCGGAACAATATTTGATAGTCCGGTTAAAACTGATTTGTTTAATAAACTTAGCACTCCCGACGATACTATTCCGCTTTGGATATTTTCAAATTGTATGCCGCTTGCCGTCTGTGAAGTTATCTGGCCTACTGCGATTGCAGTTCCATTTGTGCCGGTATAATCAAGCGTAACGTCTGCCGATTGTGCTGCTTGTCTAACAATACCGCGAAGTGCAACCGCTCTATCAAGAGAAACTCCCTCAGCCTGATCGACATAAAATGAATTATAACAATCTTCTAACGCTTGCCATGTCTGTGCCAGTGCTTTCGATGCAATTGCGATTGACTGCCCTATCGGATCGGCATACGTTAAATCCTGCGTAGCTCCAAATAAGCTGACGCCATCTGCAATCATATCAGTAAGGATTGCATCTTCATCTTTTATTATAAAGCCCTGATTTGTTATTCCGTAGTCCATGATTTATACCGTTCCTGAAACAGTTCCGTATATGCTTGTCACTTTGAAAGTGCATGAAATAGTCCTTGTTGCCCTATCAAATGAAACATCCAGCGATTCAATTGCGCTTACTCTTGGATCAGCAATCAAAACATTCCTGATAGCCAATGCAAACCGCTGGTCTAAAAAAGTCTTCTGATTAAACAATCCAAGATAGTCAACTCCGACCGTTTCATCTTTGAACCATTCGCCGAGCCATGTCCGCAATTTATTTTCCAATATCTGAACGAGCGCATCGGCATCGTAAAGAATAGTCGTCTTTCCATTTATAATTTCCCAGTCGTAAACCGGATTTGCTGCCGTGCCTATATTATATGTCTTTATAGTCTGCAATGTTGCCATGTTAAGTCCCTGGCGTCGGAGATGATGGCGCGCCCGTTCCTGCTGTCGGATGCATATGCGTCGATAATTTAACGGAAGTCGCCGGAATAGCGTTCTTTGCAACGACTTCGCCATCGCATAATATCCCAGTTGCATCAATAACGACTTTCTTACCGCTAATATTAAATGTAACTTTATCCTCTCCAAAAGCCATATAGTTTCCCGATTTATGCCCGATCAATAATCCCGATTCGCTGAACTCTGCCGGCACTGAAAATTTATTTGTCGCAATCGCTCCGGAAACGCACGCATTGTTTAAAGTAAATATACCGTTGCTCTCAACTCTTGTGTATTCATCAAGAGCGTTTTGAATATCGAACGTGCTGAATGATACCCATACTTTGTCACCCGCTTCGTAAGCCGGACGAATATAGAAACCGCCTGCAAAAATAAACTGAACCGGAATATTCGTAATAATCGGATAGTCAATAAGAGTCCCGTCCACATCTTCCGATTGCAGATAAAATTTCACGTCTGCCCGCATTTTTTGCTTGTCGAACTTTTGTATTTCTGCGGGCAGACCAAGTTGGATATTACTCCCGAATAATTTAAACATATCTTTTAAGAAAGTCGTAAATGTCATACCGGCACAGCCTCGAAATCGCAAAACGATCTTTGAAACGAACTGAACTTTTTTTTCCCGACTGCAATCTGATAAGTCCCATTTATATTTGTATACTTTGAATCCAGTTTGAAAATGTTTCCCAAATTTAAATTAAATAAAAATAAAGTCTGCAATCTTATTCCTGCAATGCCACCGACAATAGCGCGCTCAGGGACATTGATAAGTCCGCTGTCTTTTGATAATATATATCCCTCTTTCGGCTTAGTCTTGAATGATGCCGGCAATACTGACATAAAGCCGTTATTATAATATGCTTTCGACTTCGTATCTTTTAGGATTATCTCCAAGGCCCAGTCGAAAGTTGACGCCGTGAAGCTCTTATAATTTACAGTATCTATTCCAAGTTGTATAGTATCGCAAGTCACGCCTGCGATTGAAACTAAATCCTTTAATACATTAGCCGCACTCTGATTGTTATATGTTTTGTTAATAACTCGAATAAGTTTATTCGCCGCATCCTTGACTTGAAAGATAAGAACTTTGTCCATACGCTCTTTTTTAATGTTGAAAGTAGTAACATAACCATTGACACACACTCCATGAATTTCTGAATATCCCGCATCGATAGCAACCTTAGGTCCTTCGCCTGCCGCATTTATTTTCGATACTGCCGTTACC